GCGTGATCGGTTCCAGTTGATGAGTATCCTCTAAATGCCGTTCCTGAAGTTGCTGTGAAAAGACCTGCAGTTCCAGTAGTCACATCTGATGTGATACCTTGCGCTCCAGCCCCAATTACGCCAAGAGTCGCACCAGCCCCTGTAGTTTTTGAGAAAGACACATTTCCCAAATTGCTTCTTTTTACGACCGTATTGGCAATGGCTAAGTTTGTAGCATCTGAAATATCGGAGCTAACAAGACTGCGATTTTCCCAAGTAGTAGCACCACGCATTAACGCTTGTCCTGCGGTTGCACTTGTGATCGCTACGTCTGCAAGCTCATCGAGTTCTGCGCCGTTCTGGATTTTGACGTATATCTCAACAACTGTGTTGCCGCTCTTGCGTGTGACCACGCCGAGATAGACGATATGATTTGGTGCGGATGGCTTGTTGGCAAGTCCAAATACCATGCCCCCAGCGGTATCTGATGAAAGCCAGATCGGATCGCCTTCGATAGCAGACGGAGCGGAGATGCTGACGGTCATCAGCCCTTCAGTGATCGCGTAGCCCGTGGCGTTGTTGGCGAGGGTTGACTCGCTGATTCCGATGGTTTTACTGGATGTCGGCTCTGTGTTAGCTTGTGCAAGACCGATGATAATATTACTACCAGATGCCCCTGTAATATAGACTACCTGCCCAGCGTTGATGGCAAGTCCTGCTTTGCATAAGACCTCAATCCCATCGCATCTACCTGTGATCCGTGGGGCTGTTACGATTCCAGTAAAGGTAGGATTGGCGATCGGTGCTTTTAGTGCTAGTCCATCGAATACGGCGTTGCCAGACACGGCGTTCGTGCTGCCATCTATAATCGTTTGATCGACTGTGGCGGCTGCGCCTGGCTCACCTTGTGCGCCACGTGCTGCCTCGGAGAAACTGAAAACAATCTCTTCGTTTTGCTCGGTGTATGAAAACTTGATCTCTTCCTTCGGCTGGGTTAGATTTATCGTGATGTATTCGCTCATTGTGTTGCATCATCTAAAATTTCAAGTGATCCAAAAATTCGTGTTTTAACGATGTTTTGAGCGTCTTTAGTCTCAATAGACCAATCCCAAACACCGATAGATAGAGTCATTGGAGATACAGCATTTACGGTAAATTCCCAGTTTGATGCGTCATCTATAACTATCTCAGAATCCGCACTACTAAGTTGTAGCCCAACATCTCCGTTTTCATCACGAAAGAACATTCTAACAACTGATAAGTTAGACGTAAAAGCATTCCCATCGGATGAAAATGAGCAATTAGATAGCCCATCCCATGTATCCCGATAAACTACTGGAGATAAGGTGATATTTGTATTACAACTCATACTACGCCAAGGCAGGTAATGTAGACTTCTGTATCGTTTGCAGCGGCTAAGAACGTTAAAGTTGCTAGTAGCTCGGAAATGGCAGTTGGGCAGGAAATAAGTGCTTTAGATCCAGCCGTAACTGGAATGACTAGGCTGGTGCTGTTAGAAACTACAACCTTGCCGCTTACGCAATAGACCAGTAAGCCGTGAATAGATGTATTAGTTCCATAGGCATCGCCTTGGTAGTTGCTGGCTGCACCTTCCCATACGTTAGCCTCAGCCCCGCCTGTAAGCGTTACAGCCCCAAAGCTACCGTTGGTTAACGTTTCGGTGGTTGCAATGGCGTTTCCAGCCTCTCCAGCCGTATCAGCGGTTAAAGTCATGGTATCACCAGCCCCAGCAGCCGCACCGACCGTAGGATGACCCGTAGTGCCTGTGCCGTAGGTAGTTCCAGCCCCAGCAGATGCGTTGATTGCTGAAATAAGGTTGTCCAAGCTATCCGATGCGGTTGCACCAATTAGAACGTCAAAAGCCGCTGGGACAGTAGTAGCCCTAAAGGTATATACTGTGCTGCCAATGGTTACGGTTTGAGCCGCTGTGGGTTGACCCGTTAAGGTTAGCGTTCCAGTAGCCGCGACCGCCGCATTGGAGTCAATAGCCGTAGCGAAGGTGTTAGTATTTAAAGTTGCGTCATTACCGCTATCTTGCAAGTAAAGCCGAGCGTGGAAGGCAGAAGTGCTGGATGTTAAAGCCATCGAAGCCGATGACTGCCCAACAATAACGCTGCCAGATATATTCGGTCTGGTTACTGTTCCAGTTGCCGATAGTCCAAAGTTAGCCGTGGCGTTTGCAATACTCATAGCGGAATCATTGCTTTCTAACGGCTAAAAGTCAAATCGCAATTCTGTTAGAATTTAAAGGAAAATTGTTAGAGATACTGGGTAAAGTTCCAAAGCATTGGGTCATGCCTCAAGACTTGCTTGGTTATTGATGCGATGCCGTCCGTTAGTGATACCTGTGCTATTTCCCAGTAAAAAACATTCGCTGAAGGATTTTTAGGCATTGTTTCAGCAAATCCCACCGTAATATACGTTTCTGGATCTGGCATTGTTCTCAATAATATAATATTAACATCCCCATATTCACCAGCTGAGTCAGCTATAATGTCAACCAATGGAGAGACACTATTTATAGCAGGTAATTTCCCATAAATAACCCCAGTAGCCGCTGTGACTGTTACGTTGCCTCCAGCCCAATCTCCGAATCCTGCCATGCTAGCAGATGCATTATGACCTGGACTATCCCCATCCAGATATGAATGTATTCTACCCTCGCCGACATAAATCGTAGCGTCGCCGTTAGCAGAGCATTTCCAAGGGTGACTTGTGTAGTTTTTATTGATTCCGCCAAATGAATTATTTGTTTTTAAACCGATATAATCCTCTCTAGCCGCCGCTAATTGCCTAATTGCGTAGTTAACATCTTTAGCCCAGTTTAAAACATCCAAGCCCGATCTGGGTTGGCGTGGTATCGTGACTTGTGGTTTTCTTATCATTAGGTGTAAAGTGTAACATCCCATCCGTCTTTGTCGGATAACTGATAAACTAACTCAATCGTATAAGTTGGCTCATCCGTTCCCTCTTGTTCTTGGTTAAGCGTAGCTAGTTTCCATTCTCTAGTTCCATTCGATGGCTTAACTGGATTTCCTAGAGGTTCTGCGACCAAGCCCAATTTGTCAATATCGGTTGCCTGTAATGGCTCATCACTTGACCATCTAACTACATATTCATAAGTGCCGACTTCGTAATCACGGACACCCTTGGCTATTAGTGCAGCTAAATCCCTAGAGTCAGATGATACCAATGTATATGGACTACCAGGGTTGTCTATATTTTCAAGGGTAACCAGCTTCATTATAGGCTCTTCTGTGGTAATGTCCGACTCGTAATGAATCCACCTACCTAGACTATATCCATCATCATTTAGTGTAAATTCACCAGACATTAAGAGACCCAACATATATTTTTCACTATCCGAGGTTGCTACGAATTTAGGATGTTCAGTTATTGGGACTGTTTTAAGTGAACCACGATAACTCGTAGTCATATATGATTTTTCGTTTTCTGGCGGATCTCCAATCGGGTAAGAATACCCTTGGAACTCAACTCTAATAATTGTATAGCCTCCAACCTCTGTTCCTACCGTTGTAGTCTTGAGTTTTAAGAAGTTAAAATAAGCGTCATTATTTGGGTCTAAATCAGTTGGTGTTTTGCCCCTAGAAAAGAATAGTCTAGTGGCTAGATTATCAAAATCACCCTTTTTAACCAAAAACGATTGATTGGCTTTCCATTGTCCGTTTTCCTCTTGAGTAGCCTCAAAATCTGGCTGCGGAATAATTGATTCACTTAGAAATAGTTTAGCACTCATTACATTTTAGCGGGTGGTGATGTTGTTAGTTTTTTATCAATACTCATTAAAATACCCAAAGCCTTAGTTAAGCTGACGGTTTGTTTTATACCACTACCAGGTGCAAACTCCTCAAACATTTGAGATTTTATTTGTTTAACTAATTCTGCTTGCTTAGATATTTCTTCCTTACGAGCATTTTCGGCTTCTATTTTAGCCGCTTGACCGCCTAACTGGTTTAGTAGTGCTGGTAACCTAGACATTGCAAATTCCTCTGATGCTATGGATGATGTGGATGTGTCGGCTTCAAATAGTTTATTTTGGATTTTAGATCCACTACCTGTTAATTTATCAGTAGCCGCAATAAGTGGATTTAGTTTAGCCACATCGGTTAAAGCACCGCTTAGGAATTTAAATATATCAGAACCACCTTTGCTTAATACTGTCATCAAACCAACTTTTATACCTTCGCCTATTATTTCCCCAAGCAAAATGAATTTACTAGCATCCCCAGCGACTGCCTCCGAAATAGCCGTGCCGATATATTGACCAGCTATTTTCATGTTATTCTCAAACTGTGGCAGGAAATTATTACTAGCATCTAAGGCATCTTTTAGACCCTCGTTAAATCCAGTTCCAAAAGCTACTTTTAAACCAAAGATTGTATCTTTAAGTTTAGCTATTTTACCCTCTGTGGTTTGTGATCCTTTTTCCAATGCTCCGTAAAATAAGCCGCCCTCTTTAGTTGCGTCCATAAAAGCCTCTGCAACCATGTCGGCTGAAATAGCTCCATCCTCCATAGCCTTTTTAAGCTCAACCATAGACTGACCAGTTTTCTTTGAAATCTGTTGTAATGGGTTAAATCCAGCGTTAATGAACTGGAGAACCTCTTGACCCATTAAACGACCAGCGGCTTGGGTCTGTGCAAAGGCTAACGCCAGCGAATCAAAACGCTCGGAATTACCCATTGAAACATCGCCTAATGCTTTAAGAGTTGGCATTACCTTTTCCGATGACATACCGAAAGCTAATAAAGTTTTACCCGCTTTGGCGTAATCCTCAACAGATAATGGAGATTTGATAGCTTCTTTACGAAACTCTCCAATCATGTTTTTAGCCGCCTCCGTAGATTTAAGTAATACTCCGAATTGGGTTTCCAATGTTTCCATGCTAGCGGCAGCCTCGGATGAACCTTTAGCAAACGCTACAATAGCTACGCCAGATGCGGTTAAACCAGCAGCTAAACTAGCTACACCCATTTTAGCTATCTTAGATGAAAATTTTGCTACATCGCTGCCAAGCCCATCTAAGCCACGTTTTACAGACGTTGCATCAAACCCAATTTTTAAAGTACTTCCAATCGCCATTCTTTTTTACGTTTAGATGTTTGCTCGATGCTGTTTTGTCTTATTACTTTGTTTGTTAAAGCGTCAGTTGTATATTCAACTTCTAACCCTAAACTCATCCAATGGCAACTCAACAACTGATTAGCTAGCTCTATATCTAGGTCATATTTAATCTCTCTGGCAGTTAGACCGTAACGGGTTAAAATGTGAATAGCCGTAGCTAATGGCGAAATCTCTACTTGGCTCGTTTCTTCTGCACCCGTTGAGGTGCTGATTGCTTTTTTGGGCGGGTATCGGTGCTAAAGAACTTCTTGATCTCTTTTTCAGCGTGATTCTGTAACGCTTGGAAATCATCTGCTGTTAGGTCACGCATAAACGAGTTAACCTCCAATTTAACCTTTTGCGGGGTCATCTTCTCGATATCCTCTAGTGGTAAAGTAAAAGCCCAGCATACCTCGGCTACATCCCTTAGATCGCTAGATCCGATTAGGATAGTAGGGTTCTTAGCCGTGCTTTTGAGCCAATGGATTAGCCCTAGAGTTCCTTTTTTTAATTCTTGGTATTTCATATTATTTTAATTGTGAGAGTAGAAATTGACGCATATTAGCTGGTAGTCTTTCGGATATCAAAGCCGATGCTTTACCATACTCGGCGTAGACATCAAAGTTACCATCTTTACGGAATCTGTTAGCCATATCCAATAAATAGAAACGATTGGCGATGAATCCTAGAATATAGGCTGGCTCGGAATCAGGCGATGTCTCCCATACCTTGGGCGATTTAATCATCATTTGGCGGCATTGGTTCATACTTATTTCTAACCATGAACACGCATATTCGCACCATTCTATGTAGCTTTTGCAATCACTAGGGCGAGCCAGGATAAACGACATAATCTTGCCAAAACTGCAAGTAGGATAGGTTTTAATATGGTTAGCCGAATCTGACCACGAATCCATTAAAGCGGATGTTTTTAAAGTGCCGTCAATAGATACGTCCCTTAGTAGAAACCTAACATAATCCTTGCCGTCCGTGCTGGCAATTAACTTAACAACATCTCGTTCTGGCGGGACTCCCATAGTCATAACCGCCGCAGCTAGGTTTAAATCACCCGTGCCAAAAGACTCTCCGATTGGAGTTTTTTTCATATCTTGTTAAATTTCTTAGTTTAAATTATTACGTCAAAACAGCAGGGCTGGAAAGTGAGATGAGCGGTTTATAGATAGCGGAAACCTCGCCGTTTTCAAACTCACTATTTACGCGGTTTAAGGTTGCACCCGTTACGAGAACACCTGCACCAGAGGTAGGGGTTGTAAAGAGGTTTTTGCTATCTGCCGCCAAAGTATCAGCGGAACTGTTAGCCAATGTCAAAACAGCCGCAATATCTGGAACCAATCCAGTTGCTTTGGTTTTAACTACGCCGCTAATGCTAATCTCGGTTGATTCGTTGTAAAGAGATGCACCGACATCTGATCCAAGGTGGTTCTTTGCAAATGCTTGCTCTGAGGAATAGGTATAGCTGATATTCCCAACTAATAGACCTGTTGCGGATGAATCATCTGTTGCTCCATATCGAGCGGCTGCAAATACTGTGGCTGACATATAGTTAAATAGTTAGATTGGACAAGCGGTAACTGTTAAGGGATAGGTCGTAACCCGTTTCCCATCGTTTGACTCAGTATTATACCCCTCGGGGCGAATGTCAAACACTCGCCAAGATTCGGATTCTGATAGAATATCAATAGCTGCCGTATCTGCTACGATCTGGTAAAGGTCTAGTGCGGCTTGCCTGTCATCGTCTGCTAGAGTTCCGCCGTCATCCTCTTCTACTGGGATAGTTGTTAGAATTACTTCTACAGCAAAATCACTTACGCCACGCATAACTACGCCAGAATCGACCCGTTCGGAACTGCCTGTCGTAACAATAGCAATATACGGAGACTCAAGAATATCGTCCTGTCCCATAGTTACTACCTCGAAATCTGTTAGAGAGTCATAGTTTTCCTTTTGACCTTCGACCCATAACCTTAATGTCTCGTTTATATTGCTCATGGTTTACTTCTGTTAATTGCTGCTAGGGTTTTTCTGTAGTAATTAAGGCATTTTTTACGCCCGTCTGCGATAGCTAAATATATATGATCCTTCCTTAAAACGTATTCGCTAGATGAATGACGTGCTAAGTTTTTCATAACTGCGATAGGGTTAAATCCTGGTATTGGTCGCCTAGCCCTACCTAGTCCTGTGTGCTTTTGTGCAAACTTATAGCGATTAACTCCAATAGATATCCTGTTAGATCCTCTTTGATGCCTTCCTATTTCGTTCCCTGCCCCAATCCATGCGCCGCGAGCCATACCTGCCCGTTCCATCTTAATCCTTACAACCTTATTAACCATTGATTCGGTTGCCTTTTTACGTTGTTGGATTGGAAGTTTCGGGACTCTCCGCCCTCTCTTTATTCGGTTTAAATCCACCCAATCTATTATTTCTTGAGTAGTTCTTAATGCTGATTGACCCCTAGGAGTTCTGCCTTTTATAGAAACTACGCAGTTATTTATATCTTTTCTGATAGTGTTACGGTGAACTGAAGCTTTACCATTGAATGGCTGGTTATATTTAGCTACTTCCAAACAAGTCTGAACCGACCAACGAATAACCGCTTGGGCATTGCTCTCGCCTACTTTAGCGGCGTATCTTTTAATAGACCTCTCTAGTTTAGCTTTATCAATAGTAGCAGTTACTCGGCTCATCCTTTCGTATCGGTTTCTAGCCTTAAAGTCGTAAATGTTCCGCCTTTTTCAATTCCTTTAATACGGTAGTTGATACCACGGGCAGTAACTTTTTTCTCTAGTAGCGTTCCAGCGGGTAGGCTAGTGGTTTTCAATACAGCCGTTAGAGTCTTGGTTTTCTCATATCCAGCCCCATCAAACTCGTTACTGTCGTTAGCCTCGTTAAATATACAACTAACCGAATTAGCTCCAATGGTTAGCGTTTCAGCCCCGATAATAGCAAAAGCCGATGTAGCTGCATTGGTCGCGAAATCTGTTAGAATAGACATAGATAAGCCATAGCTTTAAATCTAACGAAAATCAAACCCCATTAGGTTCTGGTGCTGCTGTGGTTTCCGCATCGTGCCTATAGGTATGTAAGACCATCGGGATATGAAAGCTAGTCCTAGCCTGTTGCCGTGCCTGTAAAGACCATGCCTTGTCCTCGCCGTAATTGCAGTAAAGAAACTGGCAATCTTTAACCCTATCTAGCCGCCATGCACAAACGTGCCACGCATCTCTCAAGGTAATACCATTCGGAATAAAGGCATGATCGCCCTGTCCCAGCTTAAAGACAACCTTGGATTCCAAGCCATTATAAATAGCCCGTTGTTCAAAGGTGATAACCTCCGCACCCGTTTCAGTAGCTTTAAGTAATTCCTCGATATAATTATCAGAAATATCATCGTCATCATCGACCATCGCAGCATATTCGCCCTCGGCTATATCCCATAAGGCTTGACGTTTAGCCCCGATTGAGCGTTTGCGGTTATCGCTTAAAATTAGATATTCAACTGGTAGATTTCCAATTTGATTAGCTAGTTTTTCGCTTAGTGCCTTTGATTGCTCTTCTCGTCCTGGTATTGTCGCTATTAGTATGCTTAGTTTTGGTTTCATCTTTTTTTCTAAATATATCGTCAAAATTGCTACCGTATGTAGCTGTATCTACTTTCCTTGGCATATCGCCTTTACTGCCGTGCGTTGTTCTATGATTCATGGTTTTGCTTCTGGTTCTTTAATCCATACCCGACCGATTCCAGCTACTTTGTATTTATGCTTGTCTGAATGTTCGTGGATAGCTTGCTCTACTTCGTGCCAAGGGTAATCGTGACCCGCCCAAATTCCGTTAGGCTTAACTTTGCTATACCAAGCGTTAATATCCTTTTTAGCTGATTCGTAATCGTGCGCTGCATCGATATAGCAACCATCAATACTATTATCTTCAAATAAAGATGCAGCCTCGGCACTATCGGATTCGATAATCTTTATCATTTCTGATACACCAGCGGCTTCGATATTTTGCTTGAATTTCCAAAGTATTGAACCGCCGTGTTCATCTACTACCTGTAAATGCGTGGGTTGATTTTGCTCACCCTTCCAAGTATCAACGCAATACAGTTGCACGTTTTTACCTAGATTTTGCAATTCTTGAGCTAAGCATATAATCGACTGTCCCATCCAGCTACCTACCTCTACGAACTTACCGCCGTCTGGTATTACTTTGGCAATAGATCGGTAAAAGTGCTTATAATCACACCATCCGACAATATCCGAACTAGTTTTAATCCCAGCCCGTAGACGTTCCAATGCCTTTGCCCCCCTCTCGTAATGCTCGTTTGCATTGCTTCTAGCGTAAGTATTATCCATCTCAGCCTTGCCGAATACTGGGTGTTCGTGTTCAAATTTAATTGAATCACGAGCATCAATAACTACGCCATCTCGGAAAGCACATTCTGAAAACCAATTATCAGAATACATCGAGAAGAACTCAGGATGGAACATAAAGCCTTGGTCTTTATACCGTTGTCGGGTCATAATCGCCATACATAGCAAATCATCCGTTCTATGCCCATCAGAGATAGCTAATACCGATGGTTTAGATGTATCACCAATAGCATCAAGAATAGCGTCATCCCATCCTTTAAAGGGCTTCCAATCGTCACTAAGTTGCACTAAGACTTCTCCTTCTGTAAGTGATGCCCCATAGTTCCAAGCACCTACGCAACCATTTGATTCAGCCATAAAAGCTGATGGAAACCGCGACAAAATTACGGATTCCTCATCATCCAAATCAGCTACAAATATATGCTCGATTCTCTCTGGATGGTTAGCTGTTCTGATCCAGTTCTGCCTAGCTTTGACCGCTTGAGCCGCTCTGCCCCTAGTCGCATGGATTAAGGATATAATAGGCTTACCAGTTTTAATAGCAGCATTACGGCGTAAAATATCAGCCAAATAAACATCACCATATGCCCTCAGACATTGCCAGTAGAGATCATCACGCCAGAACTCGTAAAACATCTTACGATGATTCCAACACGGGTCATCTGGATATTTGCAAGCCATCATCTTTTCGGCGTAGGCTAGGGCGTTTTTAGTATTATCACAAGCCAAGGACAATGCGGCTAACTCGTAAAGCGGTTCTGCCCTGCCTGGATCTTCTGTAAATGCCTGTAAATAGAAATTAGCCTTAGCTCCGTAGTCATCCGATTTAGCCGCCAAGGTCATTAGCATTTCAAACCGTTCTGGAGTATTGCTTTCTTTGTCAGATAAAAAGGATTTAACCGCATCAATAGACCTAGGATCATCACGCCTAATTAATTCTTGAGCGTAGTAAAACTTATGCCCGACTGACCTTTCTTTCTCTGGGACTGTTTCCAAAATACGCAGGTTTCTATCTTGGGTGCATCCTTTGTGATCTTCTGGCTTGTGGATAACCTTAAACTGGGTAGTTGTCGCCGCTGGGTTAGGCATACGATCAATACATATTAGGTTTTCGTGAATAGGGTTAATCCATTTAAACTTGCCGCTATTCCGCCAGAACCGCTCCCTAAAGTTAGAAACCACGCCTTGTTCACTAACCACATAGGGACATGATACCATCCAGATATCGTCTGGAACTTTAACCAGTAGCTCTTTAATCTTATCCGCCCCATCGCAGATATCATCCATATCAGCCCACATAGACCAATCGCCTGTTGCTAGGCTTAAAGCCACATTCCGTGCCGCTGAGAAATCATCTACATGATTCCATTCTTTTTTAACATTAAAATACTCAGACGTAATACAACCTCTGGATTTAGCTATTTCAATAGTCTTATCTGGATCTTGATCGCCAATGGCACGAACCATAACAATCTCATCCACATACGGCTGGAAGGCATCTAGGAATCTAACGATATCCTTTTCGCAATTCCCTGTTATACAGGTTAAACTTAATTTCATATCTCGCTATTAGAATTAGTAATTCTAACCGATTTTGTCAAATAAAAAAACACCGCCCATTTCTGAGCGGTGCTTTTATGAACTACGAACACTAGAGAATTAGTCAGCTTTGCGGAGGATTCCGAGTCCGAGAGTGAGAGCTTGGGTAAATCCAAACAAGCACTCAAAGGATGCGTAATGGCGACCTTTACCTGGGTTGAAGTGTCGGCGATAGGTGAAACCGAGACCAGTTTCGTCATCAACCACGGTATCAACTGCAAGGTATTGCGAGTTGTCTTGTGGCAACAGCTGGCGAATGGCGACTGCGATTGCGTCAGGATGTGCAAGGAAACCAATGAGAGAAAGAGTTCCACCAAGTGCGAGAGCGTTTGTCTCATAGACATCCATACCAAGAAGGCGAGGGATGCGACCTTCACGGATGGCTTCATTGCCGCCGTATTGGAAGGCTTGTGAGATATTGCTATCACCGAGAAGTGAAGCGAACAATTCGCTAGATGCGATAAGGCTAAGGTTTTCGCCATTTACTTTGCGATCAACCATAGTTTTACGAGCATTGCGAAGTTGGGTAAGACCAGTATCAGCGATGGAAACTGCAGTTGCAGCGGCTGCACCAAAGTTAGCGATAGAAACCAACGAGAAGATGTTTTCGATACACTTACGAGCCAAAGCACGTCCTTGTTGGCGAGCGAATACGGAAATCTCAGAAGCACCTTTGCTGGCGAATTGGATATCAGTAATATCGACACCTACGATCTGGTGTTGGTCGAGGTTAAGGCTGATGGTGTTAAGCGTTCCGCCTTCGGTTTCGTAAGGATAACCGCTGTTGTTGGCGTAAGCGAATGTGGTCGTGCTAAGTGCATCGGCACGAGGGATAGCGATAACATCACCTTTACGGCGAGCTTCACTTGAATAAGAACGGGTAAATGCGTTCAGCGGTGCGAGACCAGCGGTAAAGGCATTGAGAGCCTCTTGAACGAAAATTTTGTCATTAGTTGCGATTGTGGACATGGTATTATTTTGTTAGGAGATTATTTACGTTTTGATTGTTCAGAAAGAATAGCTTTTCTGTTAGCTTTATAAAATGCGGTTGCCTCAGAACCTTTGAGGGATTCAAATTGCTCCAAGATAGATCTTTGCTCGCCGCCGTTTTCGATTGGAAGCGGGTCTGATTGACCGATACCAGCTAGCATTTCGATTGCTTTATCGCTGGCGGATTCTGCCTCAACAACTACTGCTGCCTTGGTTTCTTCCAACTCAGCCTTAACTGTTTCCAGTTCGGATTGTGCGGTTGCTAGTTCAGCGGTCAAGTTTTCAATTTTGACGGTGTTCTCGATAAGGGTCTGATCTGCTTCTTTTGCGGTTTCAAGTTTAGCTTGAAGGTCTGCAATCTCAGCACGAAGAGAATCGTTTTCTTGAATTGCGTTTTCGAGATTCGCTACTTGATCGTTATTAGGGAACAGCTTTGTTAAAATGCTCATGGGTGATTTATTCCCTTTTTCGTCTACAATGTCAAGCTCGGCTGTTAGGTTGTTAGATACGTTTAGTTTTTTCTCTGCAATTTCATCAGCAAATCCATTATCTACGGTTGTTTTAGCGTCCATCCAAGTTTCTTTTTTCATCATAGCTCGAATATCCTCAACTGGCTTTTTAGTGCGTGAGGAATAGATATTAGCGATATCTGAACTGATCGAATCTAGAAGGTCAGCTTGTTTCCGCATCTGGTCGGCATTGCCAGAGAAACCGCTGGATGCGTCATGGATCATCATGCGACCATGTGGAACTATTGATACTTTGTTACACGCCATACAGATGACGCTAGCCATCGATGCAGCCATGCCAGTAATAGTTGCGTTGATGACAACACCACGATCTTGCAGGCTTTTGATTTCTTGATAAACTGTATAGCCATCAAAAACGCTACCGCCTGGGGAGTTGATTTCGATATCTAAAACATCAACGGCGTTTTCCGCTACGTTCATGATTTCGCCAAAATCCGCACCATCCGCGACTGCCTTAGCTCCGAATAGTTTGCTAATCTCATCAATCATTCGACCAATGGATTCACGGGTTACAACTTCATTTAGTTTAACCTTGCCTTGCTTATTTTCTACTTGAATCGTTTTCATCATCTAATTCTTCTTTTGGGTTTTTGTTTGATTCTGATTGATCGCCCATTTCGTTAGGAGTCATCATGAACATCTCTCGATCTTCAATTTCAATCTCCATACCGTATTTAGTCGATGCTTCTTGAGCTACTTTTGCTGCGATTGCTTTACGCTCCGCTACCGACCAAGCCCGTTTCATGTAGAAATCATCTTGGCGTAATCCGCGAGCCTCTAAAACCTCGTCTAGGTTGCGTGATCCCGTGCGTAACTCTTCTAGTTCCATCTTGGATTCTCTACCATCATCTACCGATAATCTAGGCGGTTTTGAGAAATCCCAAAGAGTCGGAGCGGATAGTTTCGGAACTCGTCCTTGTTCGGCAAATACTGAATAAGCCCACGTTAAAGCTCTTCTAGCCGCATACCATAGTTGACCTTGGCGTTTGGTTACGAAACGGCGGCATTTAACAATCTCGCCCCGCTCCGATGTGCCTTGTCCTGTTGATTTCCAAACGGAATAAGACCAAACTGGTATAATTGCATCACGAGCAATTCGATCTTGGAATGACTCCCAGATTTCGCCAGGGTTATCATGTTTGATCTGCTCGATCTTCTCGTTACCCTCCGATGACATATAATAAACGCCGCCAGGGAATGATTGTTGGGTAAATCCTGTATTGCCAGCCGTTTTTTCTAGTAGTGATGTGCGAGGGTCATCTAGGTCTGGTGAACCGTTCTGATTGAATACGGTTAAATGCAGTCTTGAAATAATCTGCTGTCTTACTCGCTCATCCTCTAAGGATAGCAACGACATTTTCAGAGATTCTAAAGCATGGGTAAATGCTGGGTAACCTCGTCCTTGGTCGCAATGCGTGGGGTCAAATATATGAATTACATCCGTTGCAGGAATTGTTACCATATCCTCTTTGCCGTCCTTACCTACGTTAAACTGATAAGCTGCTGGTCTGCCAGATGAATAATAAATAACACCATCACAAATGCGATAACCCCGATATTTACCTTCTTTGACTACTGTGTCGCTACCAGAATAACAACGATGCGAAGGAATCATTTGGATTCTAGGGAAATTATCATCGCCCTTAACCATTAGCCAGAATACGTCTCCAGCGCGGTCAATTTCTACGCTGGTTAGTTCCAACATTTTCCACCAATCGAAAATACCCCCACGGATATCCGCTTGTGGTAACCAAATATCATGCATGAACTTTGCTACTTTATCGCCCTTTTCTTTATCCTGTCCGATATAACTAGGTAACCATGCCTCGCCGACCGAGTAATCCGCTTTCTGCAAAATACACGCCCTAGGAACTCCCATATTGATAAATAACCGATTGGATAAACTAGCCAATGCCTTACGGTCACTAGATGGGATAAGCCGCTCGATATCATCGTTTCTAACTGCGAATTGAGAACCGCGTCTAGGGTTGTATTCAGCCGCATGAGCGACCTTCCAAGGTTGTCCGTATTGGTCAAGTATCATAGCTTAGAATGTGGATATCTGTGTCGAACTTAAAGTCGTGCAGTTATCAACGCAGTTAATAACCCATCTTAAAAGCTGCAATCGCTGACCCTGAGTCATGCTATGTTTTGTATTAAAGGTCTGCCCGTTAACCGTAGCAGATGTAACTTGAGCCGATGCGTTCTGATCAGTTGCAATAGCCAATGCTAGCGTTTTAGCTTCTTGACGTATCTTCGCGACTGCTCGCGGATCATCCTTAATCGCTAAATAAATTGCATTTCCGTTTGCCGCCAAGCTCATGGCATATCATTGCGTTCTATTGATGGCAATGTCAATCCTAACTGTTAGAGATCGGTTTCAGTTACTTCAAACGCTAATGCCGCTGCTACCGCGTAAACTAGGCAGTCAAATAAATGGTTGGGTTTACCGCCAGGTCTAATCCACCTTGATTTCTCCTCCCCAGTTTCTGGATTCTTCTCAACTATCCGCCGCTCACATCTCATATGGTTTTCAAATGGCTTGGACAAGTCATCTGGAAATTCAATCTGGTTACCGCTTTTCATCATCCTAGCTAAAACGTCTTTAACTGGATTTGATGCCAAGAACATAAACTTAGCTATGCCGCCCGACTTGGAACTAGCCCTTTTAATTTTAGAGAAAAGTTTCTCAACTGTTTTGCCTTGTGCGTTGGTATGTAGAAAGAAGTTTTTATTACCCTCGCCTTTTATGCCCGTCCATCCATGCATAACGCAAAGGTCTAAAATCCTATCCTGTTCAAATCCAATATCGATGAATGTTAACGAGCGTTTAACTTTGTATCTATCGCATATCTCTAAAATCCTTTCCTCCCTGCCGCTATCACTAGGAATATAGCCCTCCCATAAGACCTTACAGAATCCGCCTTTAGCCCATGCCGTAATAAGCATCCAGTAATGGTCTCCTCCAGCGTCAATAGTAGCGAATCGGTGTATCTCGTTCTCGATCTTAACTCCGCCCTCGTATTCCAACTTGGTAAATCCACCGCGTTCTACGATGATCTCAGCATCCGCCATATCCTCACCCCAGAACTTAGCACGTCTTTTCTGCGTCCATTGTCTAAGCCTGTCTGTAACGCCACGCTTGGCTAGTTTTGTAGCCTCTAAGAACTCTTTAACCTCTTCCCGCCAAGGAATCCACCAAACCGCTAACGAATCGACCCGAAAACCCCTAACTGATTCGTGATGGGCGGGGTTGGTCGTAATATAGCCATTACCACCATTAGTCATATTTGAATCGGTTAGTTTACGCCTAGTTTGCACCTCATCGGGATACTCCAAATCACAAGCTCGGCATTTCATTCGACACGTTCTAGAACTAGCCTCTACATCTACCTGTCCCTCCGTAGTTGTAACTACATCGAATTTAATACCCTCAAATTCAAACGGTTGCTGTTCTCCGCAATCGCATTTCCAGCTAAAGAAAGCCATATCGGATTTCTGCCATTCAACATCAAATGCCGAATCAGCATAGCCGCCCTGAGATACGAGATAAACCTTCCTGTTCCAGCGGTTGTGATGCCTAGCTAAGAACTCGCGGATTAACTCATCTTGCCATTCCCATACCTCATCCCCGTAAAGCCATCTAACCGACTTCTCTTGGAAGTTAGCTAAGTTAGCCCCTCCTAGAATCAAAGGCATATGCGGAAAGATAATTTCCAACTTGCGGCTAGCGTGTCGGTCTTTAGGGAATAGGTCTTTAACGTGTTGCGATGACATTAAAGCTGGTTTAAGCCTAGTCTCGCCCCAGAACTTAGCTGATTCGTTCGTTTGCGATGCGTAGAGAAAAGCACCAGGATTCTCCGAAACTACATAAGGTATCAAAGCCTCTGCCATAGTTGATTTACCAGATCCAGTTGGGGCTACGATAACTACCTGCCTAGTATCAAAGTCTCCAGCACATTCTAAAGGTGCTTTCCACCACGGCGTTTGCTCTGGGTCAAATCTAGTCGACCTTTCGCTGTTTGAAATCTTGACGTTTAACGCAGCCCATTCCCACGGCTTTAGATCCGTAGGCGGTCTAAACCCCTGCCTAGCTCCAGTTATTAGCTCAGATATCGCTCGTTCGTTCATCCTTGCCAGCGTTCCAAGTCTGGAAATAGTCGCTTAACCTTAACCATATTGTAATCGAATACACCCTTGTAAGATGATCCAGCGGCGCGGATAACTACGCCCTCGCCACCGCCATCTACAATAGCTTTTTCCATTTCATCTAATTCCCTGTTAGATGAAAGAACTACATGGCTAACTAGTTTAACGTGCGAGGGTAGCTTGATAGATTTGAGCTTCTGTAATCTAGCTTCAATCGGAGTTCTAAGCTCGGCTAAGTCAAATACATGATACTCGATACCTGACCAGTCTCCGCCCTTAATCTGCATAGCCCGTTGCAGCTCGTTAAACCTGCCGCGTCCCATGTAGATTTCGCCGTCTAATCTAACAGATGGCATTTTAGCTGTGAACCATGTAGGTGGTTTTAACATCTTACCTTGGCGAGTAATAAAGCACTCACCCGTCCAAATAGCCCGAACTCCGTCCAGCTTTTCAGATGCTAGCCAGCCCGTGCAATTAGGTAGCTCGTCGATCACGTTCAATTTCATGGTCTAGATTTACTCAGTTTCTTCGACCGTGGCAAGTTGTTTTTGAGCATAAATCTCATCCATTCCCTCACTTAGTTTCTGAAGAATATCGATAACCGTTTCTCTAATTACCCCGTGTATCTTCGGTTCTGGTAATCCTGCAATCAACGGCGGCAAGTCGGATGTCATTTTAAGAAACTCAGCACGAGCTGCACTAACTATCCTCGTTACAGCCTCTTTAGCGTCTCCAATACTAATCAATTCACCAGCCCGTTGTGCTAGTTCTAGCTTTTTAATGGCTACCTCAACCTCGATTTTCTGGCATTGGAGCGTTTCCTTGTCGGCTCGCGGCTTTAAATGGTTGAATCCTGCGTCTGGATTAGATGCAAACCATGCCCTCCAAGCCTCTAAATCTTCCTTGCCATCAATCTTATCTGGCACATCCCTGCCCGTTTTACGCCATTCATGGATGGTTTTTTTGTTCAAACCGAATAATTGGGCGAGATGGGTCACGGTAACTAGCCCGTCATCTGGAGTCGGTTGCTTGGGGTAATTGGGATTAACTGGCTTCATTTTAGGTCATGTTACGGTTACACTAACGCAAATTAGTTGCATAAAGAAAGCACGGGGGACTGAGTCCGACAAGC